GTTAAAAGTTCATCAACCCTGATTCCAACAAGAAGATAATAGTTCCCATCTGGATCTTTCCAAATTCTTTTACGCAAAACTTTTATATTATCAAAGTCTCTATTTCCATCTACAACTACACGACTAACGGGCATAAATCCAAGTAATCTATCTAAATTATCTTTTATTTCTATTCGCCCGTCACTGTCATCAAAGTCGCCATCTATATTTTGAACTATTCCATTCTTTACCCATTTTGGAATATCACTTGGATCAATCTGAAATACAAAACCAAAATAAGTTTCTGCGACTGGAGTAAGCGGTGAATGGTTAGTAGCAATCCAAGTCCTTGCTTCTTGATTTACAATAATATCTTCCTTTAATTGATCACCACTTACACGCCATTGAATATCTAATTTTCCACCACCCGGAGTAGTCCATATATTTTCCCAAATAGCTTTTGACGATATTTTTACTTCATCATTATTTGGCCCAATATATATTGATTGTGTTTCTTGTGATAAATCCACCCTATCATATGTTGGCGAACCACCAACATCATCCCAGGTTCTTGTAGGATAATGTAAATATCCAACACGAACTAGTCTGGATTGTAACCAATGCTCTCCCTGTCGCCCACCAAATCCAACCCAACCATCTGTGGACTTTCCTTCAGGAATACCGAGTGCGTAATGCCAACCATTTTGAATAACTCGCCAACCATCTAATGCAGGAACATCTATTCTCTGTGGCGACATATCAATTTCAGTATCAAATATACCAGAATCTATTGTTCCTTCATGATGAAGTGGTGTTATTATTGAATGAAATATATGTTTATTACTATCAATATATGTTCTACTATTTTTTAAACGTTTATTTATTTGTTCTACAAATGCCATAACTTACTCCATCTATTCAAATTTACCCACATTATTTTAGCCATTACTTTTCAAATGCCCTTTTCTTGTTGTGTACCCAATAATCTTGTTGGTAAATATAGTCCATTGATTTGTGTATTTCCAATCCATATTCTGGCTCTTTTCCCGGTGTACCACCACGAAATAAACCTTTATTATCTCTATCTATATCATTTTCTTCGACGGTAATTAAATCCCTCAATTTAATCCAACCTTGTAAATTGTAATCTTTCATAGAATCAATACGCCATTGTTCCCATTTTTTATCAATCTTAATGTTTAGCGCTTGTGACCAAGCAAATGAACCGGCTTCTGCACCAACTGCATGAGTTATTTCCTTTAATATATCTTTTAACTTAATCATTAGTTAAATTTTCCCCAGGTTACAATCTCATCTTCAGATGCTAACGCATATCCTAAGCTACCGGTGTTAGCTGTTACAACAAAATTACTTCCACTTTGTTGTATTGTAAACGCATCATGTTCCATATATTGACCATTTACAAATACTAGAAAATCATCTTCATCTGTCGCAGATAATGTTGATCCCGCCGGCATACTACTTGGAACTGACGCAGTATAAACATTTGGATAAGTTACTATTGAATTTCCCGCACTTGAACTAACCACCGACGCACTAACAGTCGTAAAAGTTGAATATACTGCTAATTTATCTAAATAATTTACTTGACCTTGAAATTTCGCAATTTCAGCTTTCACATAATCCATTATTGTTTGATTTCCACTTATAGCTGGTTGTTTTCTTGTTGAAATAATAATCTTTTCACAAAATGGATCTGGTTGTACAACACTTAATACATCTACTTCAGTTTCATTTTCTAATATAATTTGTTGTTTTGTATATTCTTTTTGTGTCGTTAATAAGTTAGCCACCACCTCTGGCATTAAAAACGCTCGTATCTCTAACGTAAAATTACTTCGCACCACTCTACCTTTATCCAACTCAACAATCATATCAATACTATCTATTTTCGCCTTAAACTTAAATTTTTTATCATCGCCCCAATAATCGCCTTCAGCATATTGTACTTGCTCAACTATATTGTTCATTTGAGTTATAAATGAAGTCCAAATTACACATTCATATGTAACTATTATATAATCAGGAACAACAACACTATATATTTCATATGTTGGCTTCATATTATTTTTTAAAGAAAATCGATCATATTTATTGTGTTCATTTGAATATTTTCTAGGAAATTGATATACTATGTTTCTATCAATCTTATCAACAGGCATACTAGGATCGCGAGATATATTTGTTCTTCTAAACATAATAACTGGCGAAATTATTTTACCTTTTCTATCTCTTATATATCCATCTTTTTGTGACGACTTCCATAATTCAGGATCACCATACTTCACTGGTACATTAATAATTTGTTCGTTTTCTGTAACTGTTGGCTTTATTACATTGTTGAAATAAAAAAGTATCGCTTCATCAATATCTTGAAGCGTAATAGACATATTTTTAAATGTATCATCGCTACGTTTTATTTGTTCTTCACGTTTTTCCCGAGCTGGTTTCCCCGAAAATCGCAGTGTTCCGTCAAAATTTTCTCTTCGTGACCTTGGCAGCGGTTTTTGTCGTTTAGGTATTGTACTTATAGTCATTTAATTTCTTCTCCACTATATTCTTTCATTCTCACCACCCACTCTTACATTTTCAATTTGTAATTTGTCACGTTGAGTCATTACAGCAGTAGCAACAATAGAAAAATTCTTGTATGTTTGCCCACCTATTAGTTGATTTTCGACTACCGTATTGATTTCATAGTATGCCTCATTAAATTCTGCTATGTCGCCCACCTCTGGATAAAATCCCCTGTCCGCAATCATTTCTCTATGAAAGGCTAATGTTATCGTTTGATTAACAACAGGCCCGAATCCTTCACTTGAATCGGTTACTTGATCTTCACGGGAAATTAAACAACCAATTTGTATACCTTTAGTATATGTTTTCGCTGTTGATTCTCCGTATATATTGTCTTCTGTTTCTGTACTAATTTTATATATTATAACGGGAGTTTGTATAATCCTATTAAGCAATTCGTTATTCAACGAATTGAAGTATTTAATATCCCTTCTTCGATTAAATAATGGTTGTAGCATTCTAATCTCCCTTTAATTTATGCAACGTATATACCGAACACAGGCGGAACGTTTTTAAGACTACTAATCATTGCTTGTTCTTGTGCGGTTTTCTTCTCCCACTGTTGTTGCATACTCGCAGCTTCTAATGTTTCTCGTAATTCAGTTATTAATCGATCTTTTTCAGTAGACGCTTCAGTTCTAAGTATGTCGCCATCCAAATTTACTTCAGCATTTGGAATAGGTATTTGTTGATACTTACCACGTACATTTCCAAGTGTTTCTTTAGCACAAGCAAGTCCATATTTTCTTATCCAATGTAAACCAGGTTGATTTATACTACTATATGATATATCTTGATAACCAATATTAGAAAAGTCGCCTTGTGTTTGTGACCCAGTTGATTGTGAATATTCTTCATATGTCGAACCACTTGGCACCATAAGAGCAGCCTTATCTCTATCCGATACTAAAATATACTCAAACCAAAGATTAAATGTTGATGTTGGTCTTGGAAAAATAGTAAGTTGATTGTTGATTATTTCAAATGTGTATGCAGACCTTCTTATCTGATCATTCAATTCAACTGATTGTACTCTCAATAAATCTTCATAAATAGGAAATAATACATACTCAATCGCCGGTTGCCAACCACCCCAACCAAATTCGTCCATAAGATTGTTTCTCGCTAAACCACTCTCTACAAATGGATCGTAATAACGAGAAATGGCTGGACGACCTTCATGATATATCTTTTTAATTTCAATTATACTACCACTTACATTGTCGGCAGCCCATTGATTTAAATCATATTTTTGACCAGCCGCTTGCGTTACCTCAACACTTCCACGTCTCCAAGTTACATTTCCACCCGCTCCCGCTTCTGCTCCATATTCTTTCGCTAATCGAATGACTTGATTTAATCCAGTGCCTTGTATTGTCTTTTGTGTAAGATTTATATTTGAATCTAATCCCTGAGCAGCCAATCTATTCTCTCGTATATTGAACTGATTTACCTGATTTGCAAAATCACTCACAGCTTCCTCAAAACATGCGTAAAAATCATAATCAACTAACTCGATTTCTACCACAGGATAACCAAATCTGCGAGCACACCACTTAGCAAAGTTTGGTGCATCTTTCACAAATTGTGAATCGTTATCATATAGACCAAATGGTGTACTTCCTGAAACTGCTCCAGGAGTATCTTCCCATACAGGTGCTTGTTCAAATACTGCCATATCCCTTCTCCTATAATAAATGTACCTTATCACATATAAATATAAAGAAATAGGAAAATTGGAAATAAAAAAACCCGAACCAATAGCTGATTCGGGCTTAATACAAAAATTTCTAACTTTATATATTTATTTAAAAGGAAGGAATGTTATATGTCTTATATCTATTTGATAAAAAGTGAAGTGGACGAAACTATATTGTATAAAATAGGTTTCTCAAAAAATCCAAAACAAAGACTAAAAGAATTAAAAATAGGTAATCCCAATCTTGAAATTGTCGCCACTTGGGCGACTAAACATAATCACAAATTAGAATCAACCCTACATAATAACTATAAACATAAAAATATAAACGGGGAATGGTTTTCACTATCATCAGATGAAGCCGAATCGTTTTTAGAAAAATGTGAACAAATAGAACAAAATCTTGACTATCTTAAAAAATCAAATAACCCCTTTATAAAATAAAAAACCCGATCATCACTGACCGGGTTTAACAAAAAAGAACAAACTAACTTATGTTATTACTTTAACATTCGTCGCTTGTAAACCTTTTGCACCTTTTTCAACATCAAATTCAACTTTATTACCTTCATCTAATGATCTGTATCCATCACCAACAATATTATTGTAATGAACAAACACATCCTCGCCAACTTCACGAGAGATAAATCCGAATCCTTTGGAACTGTTGAACCATTTTACTGTTCCAGTTTCCATACTTCTACCTCAATTACTCTTTGTTTCTGTTAATTAAAAAAACTCGACCGATAAGGCCGAGTTTACGTGAGTCTTTCTCTCACACTCTCATGGCTTTTCTCCTTTTACGTTGAATTCCACAGCTTACCTTACATTCTAATATACTTATAAATATTATACTACTGAAAAATTAAAAAGTTCCATTTAAACCATTATTATATCAGTAAGACGACCATTCCATATTATTAGCCAACTCAAGGTTTTTCTTTGCAAGAATATCCTTTTCTTCATTAGTAAGACAACCAAAACAAATATCATCTGGTTTCCCAAATACGAATAAATTAATTTCTTCGCCACATATTTTACATTTTTTCCTCATTATAACTCCTTTATTTAACTAATTTCGCATGATAAAGCAGACGTGTAAATTGTGTATTTGATTTTTTCGAAGCAACAACTTTAAAATAACTTATAGCTTTTTGACCTTCGAGCAATTTACCATCATTAAACATAATATACGCATTATCTATTCTGCCGTGACCACAACACGCAAATTTTACGCCATCCAAAGTTCCTAAACATGCGTCATATCCCTTAAATGTAGGAAATTTGTTACATTTTATACAAGGGCGATTATCCTTACACGGCTCATATGTGTCAGCATAAACAAAATTTCCGTTTTGTGTTTCACCCGCTAAATGTCCTCTAACATATTCAAAAACATCTAACTCCATTATTTTAAATCCCCTATCTTACATCCCCAATAGTATTTGATTTTAGCATATATTGTTGTTGCCGTTGTATTGAAATATTTAGCAATTTGTACTCCATCAAAATCTTGTTTTATTAATTTTAATAACTCGTCTTTATCAATATGAGTGTATCTGGGATGCTCCTCATAAGGTAATGACTTTCCGTAAAATGGATTTTTTTCACCCATACGATCTTCAGAAAGTTTCTTATTTCTTTCATTCCAAAATTTTTCGCCTTCTTCTTTACCATTTCGTTCAATAAACCAATCTAATGTATAACGACCTATTGCTCGTTGTTTCATTTTTTTAATTTCTTCATCACTATGTTTTCTATTAAACATATAATTATCCTTTCCTTTAAAAGACATTTTTTCTAATGATTCTTTTGTCCAACAATTAGAATAATCTCCACCAGTACCACCAGTTACCATATTATAATAATTTCGCGAATTAACCGCATTAAAATAATCAATCCAATATATTTCTCGTTCATCTAAATGTTGTTCATTTTTACATTCTTCAATAATGGTTTTTTTAAAATTTTTACGACCATATTTTTTCATCGCCCGTAAAAGAGCTTTACCAGAACCCAAATAACCTGGATCATTGTTTTTATCTTTACCGATATATTTCTTTCCATTTATTGTATTTGTTATCTCATAAACAACCATAAAATTCTCCTTTATTATTATACTACATATAACTATAAAAGTTCCAAAATTTTATGGAAAGTTTCATATTTTGGAATAAAAAAACCCGACTACCTTTTGAGTAGTCGGGTATTTTCTTTAGAGTTAATAGTCAATAGTTAATTTTTTATTCTCAATTCTAATCTAAGAGTTTAAATTAAACAGAAAAAATATGTCCTACATAGATCTTCGCGTAAAATTCTGGGCGAACTATCTTCTTGGCATATCTTGTCATAACCCCTCTTCGAGGAGTAAAATTGTCCGGATCATAAATCAATGGCGTCATAATAAGCGGAATATATGGTGAATACACAGCACCAGTCTCCAAGAAATTACTACCTCTAAATCCTACCAAAGCGATATTTTCAGTTAAGTAAGGGTTCTTGTAAACCGTGAAGCGTGAGTTCAACATACCAACTTTTTGAACACCCATTGCGAATGATTGTTGGTTACCGTCAGTATCAGCAGCGTATCCAGGAATACTTTCAATAATCGTAGCAACGTCAGGACTTACAACGATGAAGTTAGCTCCACCGCGAAGTGTTAATTGGTGAATTCTATTGGAAACTTTTTGAATCTTATTTCCAAGAGTTTGATACCATTCATTCTTTGTACCCGTGTGAGAACCAGCATCGTAGAATGCTGATTTAGCGTTATTAATTTCATATCCAGGTAATGCTGACCAGTAATCTATTGTAACAGCGTTACTAATAAGCATATCAAGAATTTCCAAGTCAATTTCCATTCCGATGTACTCACTCAATAGAGCAGTAAGTTCAGCTTCAGCATCAATAGAGTGATAAGCGTTCAAATCTTGAGCAAGCTCAGGAGTCCAAACGGCTTTCAATTTACGAGTTTTAGCGACAATCGGCTCTTGAGAAACAGAGATGTCGATTTCAGGAATATCAAGATTTCTCGCACTACCAGACTCAGAAGCATCTTCAAAATCACCACGAGTTGCAGCAGTTGGTTGTTTGTGATATTTAACCGCATAAGTTGTAGAAGCCAGACCCATTGTATCAAAAATATTAATTCTGGTACTACCAGATACGATAAATACCATATTAGCACCAGCAACATGTTGATATTCATTCAATGATTGTGAAATTCCACCATTAGCCGGCCCACCTGAAAGTTCAAAAGCACGAACACCTTCAACATCAGGATTAGTCATAGAACCAGTATTCCAATACAGTTTCGTCAGTTTACCAGCAGACAAAGAAGCACTTACATGACCATCAGTAAAGTGAATATCACCCCAAGCAACAGTTCCAGTTGAAAAAGTATTACCAGTAGGAGTTGAACCGGTTGCGGAAACACCACCAACAGTAACATCATTGATAGAATAACCAAAACGACCAGCACCGTAAAGACCACCTTCAGCAATATCAGTTGTTCCAGGGGTTTTACCAACACCCGATCCACCAAAAACAGAAGCATTTTGGGTAAAACCAGGTTGTGTTCCACCGCCGTACTTGAAATCAATATAGAAAACAAGACCGGAAGGAAGGTTCATAGGTTGAATAGAAACGAATTCTTTGGCAGCAACTTCACCAAAAATACGTCTTACTAAAGGAAGAGCGACACCAGACCATTGTTCTGCTCCAGCTCCACCAGTTTGTGAAACTTCGTCAAGTAATTGACGAGCTTGGTTTTCAAGAAGAATAGCCATACCGTAAATCTCATGTTCTTCTTTCATACCATCAAGAAGGCCTGTTGGCTCCCATTTCTTGACTAACCCGCGAGTTTGTTCAAGAAGGGCATCGTAAGGATTTTGGCCTTCCATAAGTTTTTGTAAATTAAATAATGTTTTACTCATTTTATTTCTCCATTAAATATTAATTTTTTCCGTATTCATTTCAGGGTTATATTAAATCAGCCCGTCCCATAAGTTTATGAACACGGCTTTTCACTTCATTATCTTCGTTGACGATTTTCTTTGTAGAATCCGTTGTTTTGATAACAGATGAAGCGCCTTCAACTAAACGTTTAACCGTTTTTGCACTTTTCTTTTCGCCGACCGCAAGATTTTCCATAAGTGTAGCATAAATCAATTTTACTTCACGAACTGTTTTCGCACGATCAAAATTTTCAATAACTTTAACTTTGGCTTTGTTGTCAAGGTTAAAACCACGAAATACTTTATTCGTGAAAAGAAGTTTCGCATTTAAAATGTTAACTTCGTTGAGTCTATTCTTTTGGTATTTGACTACTTTAAGAGCTTCTCCAAGTTTTTTAATAAGAAAAGATACTTTGTTTTCAAGAGCATCAACTTTTTCGACATCATCTTCGTCTTCATCTTCAGTTTCGCCCATAAGAGCTTCTAGATCAAGTTCTTCATCGTCGTCGTCTTCAGGTGTCATTTCATCTTCTTCTTCCACTTCAATTTCATCTTCCACTTCATCTTCAACTTCGGCTTCAGGAGCAACTTCATCTTCAGGAGCAACTTCGGCTTCCGGTTCAACTTCAATGTCAAGTTCTTCATCATCATCATCGGCTTCACCAAGTTCATCTTCAATTTCAACTTCAGGTTCCTCAACTTCGTCTTCAGTTTCATCTTCAAGTTCTTTAATAATAGCTTCAAACTCAAGATCATCTTCTTCAACATCTTCACCATCAGCTTCTTCGTCTTCAGTCAAACCAGAATTCTCTTTAGCATCTTCGTGACCATCTTGTACTTCTTGTTCTCCACCCGGATCGTCAGTAGTTTCTTCAGATGACGCTTTAGATGGTTCTTTATTATCACCTTGTCCGATATCAGAAGTATCTTCAACTTCAGTCAATCCGGAGTTTTCTTTGGCATCTTCGTGTTCGTCTTCATCAGCACCAACTTCGATGTCTTCGTCAACTTCCATTTCTTCTTCTTCGTCGTCGCCTTCCATTTCGGCTTGAATCTTTTTGGTAATAACAGAATGAATTTGTGGCTCAAAAGCTTCCTCAAGAGCAGCTTTAGCTTGTTTAACAGCCATCTCTCTCATAGCTCTTGCGTCAGCAATAGCTTCTTTAAGTAAATTACTCATTACTTTTCTCCAATATTTTTAGTTGGAATTTAACACTATTTGGAGTGTCAATGACATTATAAAAATTACTACGTTACACTATATAGGATAGTGTATTTAGGTAGGTATGATTTTTCAATCGTATATAAATATATGTGAAAAAAGAAAACGTCTGTTTTTAGACGTTTTGTAAAGAAAATAAAGAAACTTTTTAGGTTTTATCCATTACATACATTGTCGCCGTGTTTCACTTCGTTGACGCGCTCTCGCTTTTGATTTCTTTTCCCTCTTTCTCGCACTCGGCTTCGTAAATTCTTGTGTCCTTTGTATATCTAACATCATATCACTGTCTTTTATCATTTTTTTTAATTTTTTCAACGCAAAATCTAACGCTTTTAAATTATCAATCTTTGGATTTAATTCTACATAATAACCTCTAAATCTTAGTTCATCAACCGTTATTGGCATCTTGCCTCCCGTCTTTTGTGACATTATTTAACCTTATTATATTCTCTTTCTTGCACTGAATCACCTAGTACATAAGTATTGAATAATACTTCTAATGAAGTACCAGTTTTATATTGAGCCGATAAAAATTTATCCTCTTTTACAAATTTTTTCATCTTATTTTCATCATATTGTGCAACTTCATAAATACGACCAAACACTTTTGTAAGAGAATTTACAGGAACTTCTACTTCAAAAAGACCAATATCACCGCCACCAACTTTAGCAATTTTACCTTTGATTTCATAAATCTTTACCGTTCCATTGCCTTTTTTGATTTCGTGTTGAACCCGATTTATGTTTTTTGGTGTTGGATCATGTTTTCTAACTACATTCATATTTACTTTCGCCCGATCCCCTTGTGATAATGTCGTGTCAGCATTCGCCGTCATTGTCGGTGCTTCCTCAGCAACTGAAGCAATCTCAAAATACCTATTAAGAATATGACCCATATCCTCATATAACGAACTCATACGATCTTGATGTGATTGAACAGCCTCGGCGACCTTGCCAAATTCACCCGCAAAAGTTTTCAACTCTTTCATATTCCTTTGGACTGTTACACCATCAAACCAGTTCTCGGTGTTTTCGTTAGTAAATCTCTCCGCAAAAATGGCGATTTCACTTAAATTTTTCGCCAAATCGACGAGATTGCCTTCACGATAAATTTGCTTACCAAG